TGGCATACGAAGAGATTCGAGATAGTGAGTTAGATTTATTAAAATTATAGTCATACCTAATTGTATGATCAGCGTAAATGATATATCAAAAGTCGTTGACAAAAGGAATCGTATCAAGAAAGAGACGTACGTCAAGTTATACGAACAAGTTACCAGGAAAATAAAGCGTGCGGTTGAAATTAAACAACTCTACGTTGACTTTGAAGTTCCCATGATGGTGTTGGGGTACCCAACTTATGATAGGATAAAAGCGACATCTTACGTCAAGCGTCAGTTAGAATTGGGTGAGTTTAATGTCGCAATCATAGGAGAATTTTTACTACGAATAACATGGAAAATCAAGAAACAGATCCATGATGGGAAAAGTGAAGACGATACCACAGAATTTCCAACCCTCGTAAATCTTAAAAAGTACGCGAACAAGTACAGGGGATTCGCGGGAAAAGGGTGATATTTAAAAGTGTCTACATGATATATGGATAATCTCAATATTCTAGTAGAAGCCAAGCGTGAATACCTAGACCAGCTTTCCATTCTCATGTGCCCAGTTATGATCGACGTATTCGATGTTATGTACCAAGAAGCACATAAACTTTCAAAAGGCCGCAAGGTTCTCATCATGTTTCAGAAACTCTTACAAGATGTTCCAGAGTGGAACGAAACCATGTCTAAAGAACATACCGATAACATAGCTGATAGGTGCGCGTGGTTTAAAGATCTCGTAGCTGCGGTATTTGTCAGTTCGGTGAAAATTTTGTCAGCCGTACGCTTGAGCAAGGACGTTAAGAAACTTTCCGTAAAGTTACCCTCGAATGAAGTTTTTATTCATTCTTGTTATAAAAACGCAGCCAAGGATTTATATAAAAATCCATACATTTTCAGTGAAAATCAGTCTGAATATAATCGTAATGATGAATTATTTGAGCGTTTTAGAATTTGTATCGAAGCGACGGTAAAGGAACTCATACCCGTACAACAAATTCTCCAAACTTATATGAGCACAACTGATGATATTATTGATCCCCAAGATGCCGACCTCGAAACTGACGATGTTGATGAATATGACGAAACCCAACAAAATGGCGAAGCAGAACCGGAAGCGGAAATGGGTGGCGAATATAACCCAACTGGAGAAAGTGAGGGAATGGTAGACGCACCACCTGAAGACTTAGCACCTCCCCCCATGGAAGAACCTATGGAAGAATCACCCATGGAGCGACAACCCCAACCACAAGCTCATCCGCGCCATTTTGAAAATGAATTTAGAACGATTCCACGGGTACAACCAGGACAACCACAAGCTCCACCAGAAGATGAAGATTTGTTTCCAGATGCACCCGATTCGAGAATAAAAAAAGCTAGGTATTAGTATATGGATATAGACGAATATCTACGAGACCCATTTGGAGCCAGTATTGTCGCAGGTGGTTTAACCGCTGGTTATATCCACATGAAGGCTAAATTAAATAACGAAGGAACCCTAACAACTAGCGCATATGCTAAACCCGCCGCATTGGTAATGATTTTAGTGTATTTTATAGTATCGAATGGAATAGGTAAGCGTGAAACCATTTCAACAGACCCGTTTTGATTAACTTAAAGAATATCTACGTATCGTGTATATAATGACCTCGGTTACCGCCTTTAACGACATGATGGGCCAGTTCCTCACTGAACTCTACAAAACCTTCCCAGAAGAGAAGAGTATCAAGAAATACATCGCAGCCTTTGAACTCATGCGATCCGCTAACGGAAAGCTTGTTGTAGAAGGGTTTATGAATGGCGTTTCTCCTCATGTCGGGAAAGTAAACACCCGCGACGAATCATTTTTCCTCGAAAACGCGGATAATATTGAATTTCTCCGCGACATGAACATTAAGGCCTGTTGGCCCAATGCGTCCGAATCCACCAAGGCTGCCATTTGGCAATACCTCCAAACTCTATACATGCTAGGTACGACTATCACCTCGATCCCCCCCGAAACTCTCAGTATGATTGAAAATGTAGCGAAGCAGTGCGCTGATAAGCTTCAGACCGATGGTGAAGAATTGGATGAAGCCCAGATCATGGCTTCTATGCAGGGTCTACTTGGGAATATGTTGAAAAAATAAAAGTTTTATATATAAATGGTATCCGTCTTTAATGATCCAAAACAATTAGTACGTCAAGATAAAATCACGGAATTTTGGCCAGTAAACACACAATCCTCAGCAGACCGGGTTAACGCGAGTGTGAGGTTTATAATTTATGCCACGTGTATATTATACCTCATTCGCCGCGATATTCGAGTATTCGTTCTCGGTGCTACCGGTGTGGGTGTTTTATACGCGATGGAACAAAATAACATGATTAAACATGGTTCCGCGCGTGCGGCTAATGGAAATCCGGGATGTCAACTTCCTACCGCCGATAACCCTATGGCAAACGTTTTACTGTCCGATTATGATGGTCGTCCCGATCGCCCTTCCGCTTGTGATGTAGATAGCGTTTCTTCAGAAATAGATAAATATTTAACCGGTGATGTTCAATACGGTCCCCAGAAATCTCGTTCCCCTTGGCCAGGTCGTCAAAGGAACGCTCTCGCGAGGCAGTTTGTAACTTCTCCAGTATCCGGAATACCAGGCGATCAGACCGCATATGCCGAATTCTTATACGGTAAGAAGGGTGCCCCTATGTGCAAGACTGATGGATTATTCTGCGATCCCAACGCTCGTGGTATTCAATTGGAAGCTTTTGGGGGCCGCGCACTTCCGTCTGGTCGTTTAGGTAATGGAGTATCACCTTCATAGATAATATTCTCATGTAATAATAAATGGCGTACCAACTCCAACCAGGATTAAGTCTTGTCCAGAATCCAGCACATCCTCCCGTGTGTGCGACCGATGAAGTTTTTGTTTATCCTCAGCCCAGTACACTTAACTATGGCGGCCGCCCAAATACCATGTTATACGGAACCGCTCCCTATATGGCCGGTAAAGGTTCCCCAGCCCAATTCATAGAAACGAGTGATCAATTACGTCCTCAATCCACCTCTACATTTAATACATCTATAGCTAAAACATACGAAAATCAATATTTCCCCATTCAAAATGTCGAATGCAAGTTGCCTCTTCGAACCAGGACTTATGAGCCCGCCAGTACTCGTGCGATGACTCAGAATGTTGTGTTCAATCAGAGATATGCTAAATAAAAAATATCGACAACAATTAAGAATGGCGGACCCAGTATCTATAGCTGCTATAGCTGGATTAGCTTATTTAGGAAAGCGATTAAGCGAGCAACCCGAAAAAACCATCCCACCCGTGACCGAGTCTATACAACCCATACAGGATATGGTCGCTCCAGCGATTATGGATAATTCCTCAACCCGTACACCACAGCGCAAACTCGAACATCCCACATTCGGAGACATAGCTCCTCAATATAGGACCAGTGGAAGTGAAGTTTTAGAAATGCGTGATCGTATGTTTGATACAGGCCGAATGAATAATCTTTCCCCAGTGGAAAAACAACTCGTAGGCCCCGGTCTAGGCGTGGGTGCTGAAGTTCCCGCTTTCGGTGGACATCAACAACTCTTTCGTGTAAACCCAGAAAACGTCGGTGCGTATCGTTTAACTACCCTACCTGGCAGGAGTGGTCCAGCGCATGATATATCAGGTGGTCGTCGCGGTGTCATGGGTGAAATAGGTAATAATAGGCCTGAGACTACCGCGATGTTGACCGGTCGTCGCCCCCCAGTTGGTGGACGGGCGCAGGGTATGTCGGGTGTAGTCGTACGTTCCGAACATGAACATACTAAGCGACCCACTAACCGTTCCGAAACCGGGTCCAGAACCGACGGTCTCGGTTTCCGTGGAGCTAAGCGTCTCGTATCTGAACTCACATCTTCCCAGGATCCCACCAGGAATAAGAAGGATGGTAATATCGAACAATACGCGTATAACAATAACCCCGCACCCAATATTCATAAATACGCACACGGCTACCTCACCTCGCCCGCCTCCAAAATTGGCGAAAAGCGTACGTACGCGGCACCCCATACCGTCGAGGAACTTCAAAAGTATGGGTTCCGCCCCGACGATCGCAGAGGCAAGGCGAATCGTGCCGGTAATGCTGGTCGCATGAACGTGCGCTCCGGGCCCCTCAATCAGGGTGGTTTACCTACCGCTGCGAGAACAGACACTAGTCGTATAGACGGGCGTGTCAATGGTGTCAATGGTGGGTGGACACAGCAATACACCAACGATTCTTATCACCAATTAAACACATACAAGGGAAATCAGAATCCATTGGCATCGGGTGCCAGTCTCAACATAGCCAAAAATCAAATGCAAAAGAACCCTTTATCTCAACAATACTTTTAAATAATGTAGATTGTAAAATAACACCCATTAAAATATTATCCATATATTTTAATGAGCGTATACACGTTAGATATAGATAGCGGTGAACGCGACCCCGTATCGTACCCGAATCCAGGAGACTACGTTGTCGAATTACGTCACCCGATTTATGATGTTAAGAAATTGTCTATAGTTTCCGCACGTATTCATGCGAGTCAATTACTCGTTAATGATAATAACAATACGTTTTCTATTAATAATACTACACCGGCCACTACAGTCACACTTGATAATGGAAACTATAGTGGGAGAACTTTAGCTACTGAATTAGATAGCAAATTAAGTGGCATAACTGTGGCATATGATAAAGATAAAAATGATATAACATTTACTGGTTCTTCCCAGTTTACGTTTAATTTTTACGGTGGTACAAATGGGTATCACTCTAGTGTCGCTGTAGATGGAAAAACAACCCCGCACGATATTTTAGGTTTTCCTGCGAGTAATGTTGTATCCGATAGTAATCATACGTTAACAACTGGAAGTCTTAATTTACAGGGTCCAGATGCCCTCGTCATAAAAATCAGCAGCGGCGCTGATGAACTAAATAAAACCGTGTATTCCGATACACCTTTCTATACGGGGCGTATTCTCATGTGTGGTGATGTGGTTAACTATTCGGGTTCTGATGATGCGGTAGAGCATAATTTTGACACGGGTACACAAAACATATCAAAATTACGTATACAATTCTTTTACAGTAGTAATAATCGTCTAATCCCGTATGATTTTAGAAACGCTAACCATATATTAAAACTAAATATCGAATGTAGTACAGACAAATTATATACGACACCTAAGGTCGTTAAAGATTTCTCTTTACCACCACCTGTGCGCATCCCTGAAATGGAAGATCCGGATAGGTGGAAAGGGTATGTATACATTTTCCTGATAGTATTTGTCGGTTTAGCGTTCATTTTGCTCACTCGACCTAAAAAAATTAGCGAGTGATGGCGAAAACGGGAGAAGCGGGCTTCTTGACGCGAGTGGATACGCGGGAGATGAGCATGAATACAAGAACAGAGAGGAGAGTGGTGAACAGCGCGGTGAGAGCGTAGTTAAGACCACCATTCTTCTGGACGCGTACGATCTGGTGAATACCCCATCGAACGAGGTCCATCCAAGAAAGGGCAGCCGCGAAGGAGAAACCCGCAACAACGGCGTTGAGAGACTGAGTCTCGAGCTCACGGGAGATGGAAGCGAGTACATCGGAAGCGGCAGGGTTAGACATTTTATAATAGGTTAAGATTTTATTCTGGTAATAACTCTTCAACAAAGACTAATTTTTTATATTTTTCTTTCCTGTACCCCTTGATTTTTTCATCTCCTTCTTCATCCTCCTCATCAGAATCTTCTTCGTCTGAGAGACTCGATTCTGATGAGTTGTCTACCGTTTTAAATGATTTATAATTTGTATCGGTCCATCCCTCTGGTAATTCAGAGGTGCTCATTACTATCAATAGCATTTTTTATCATCTTCTCTGACGGATTAGTCGGCTTCCACGATTCCCACGCATCATACGCATCGTTTATAGCGAGCATATTCACATCACTCCCTGAATAAGGCTCGAATTGAATATCCTCTTCCACTTCATCTACGACTTCGATTTCTTCATCATCAGATTCCTCCTCGTCGTAAATGTCTGGAAAATAGGAACCTATCTTATTACCTACCGTGTTCATGGCACAATATTTCATACAATATTCCATATCTTTTCCTAGTATAGTATCCCTGCCACACGCTTTAGCATATTGTCCTGAGAGAACCACGGAGTGTTCTAATACCGGTGTTATAATCTCAATTGCCGATTTTTCCAGAGTTGAAGCGAAGTTTTGCGACTCCATCTTTAAATTCTAATATGTTATTGCTTAGCGCATAAACTCTAAGCTCTCTATTTTCTGACAAAGCGTTCAAGTCAAATTTGAAATTTTGGTTTTTGATCATACTGAAATTTCTTTGACCTGTGGGGTACCATCTTTCTGGTTCTAACGCGAAACTATACGAGTAAAATCGTCTAAATAATTGCGTCCGAGAATGATGAATACCACTCTGAACAGCTCGAAGGTTTATGAATTTACCCGTCTTTTCATTCAACATGACCTCGCCGTCTAGTGTTATCTCCAAACTTTGTAAATTTTCGTAGGAAATATAATCATTATTTAAAATCTGACTCGGGTGATCATAATCAAATGGATTCGATACACTCGTTCTCTGTATAACGAAAAATAATTCTTTGACTGGATTTATAAATTCGGTTCTATGTTTAAAAGGGTTTGTATTGGCCGGAATCGTATCCCTACTCACTTGGAGTTGTGTTATGATATGATTCACTTCTTCTGATTGGTATTTTATCCGTTCTGGGTCTCCGAGTTGTACCATTTCTGTCTGGAGAGACATCGAGTTTATACCCACATCATATATACCTGAAGAAATTAGATTTATAGTTCCTTTCATAACCGAGTGTGATGTACAATAATACTCCAACGTATTCGGCGCATCGAGTGGAACTATAAAAGTTGCGGGATCCGTTGTCGAACTTAAACCATTCGCGTATGATGTTCCATCCGTTTCTCTCAATGCGAAAGGATGCCCAGATTTATTGTATGTAAAATTGTACGTGTTCCCTTTTATCAATGTAAGAGTGGGGTGGGTCGCTCCGTCTATTATATATTGTGTCGTACCATTCTCAACAACATTGAATGTCGTATTATTGGGTGAAGCGCTCACCGGTAAATCGGTTATACACTTTTCTCGAGTGTTTAATTTAATTTCTATTTCACATTCTTGCCGGGTAAGTGCACATAAAGGGAGAGACAATTCCGGATTATTATAAAAATAAAAGGGTATGTCTACTATACATTTTCGGGGAGTAGTTGCGGTTCCCAAATATCCTTGTATTTTTGTATCACTGACCTTTGTTCCCGAAAGTTCGTCTGGACATTTACCTATTAATTTGGACAAATTCGTTTGTTTCGTCTGAGTTATGTAGTTTTCGGAGTGTATCTGGAGCCAATCTGCTGGTATTCTCTGAATAACCTGACCTCCTATGATCAAATCTATATATTCAATCAACGCATGACCTATGGATTCTATGTATGTATACGTAGTACCAAACGTGAGAGGTGGAAGTTCGAACTGAACACTAACGTTTTTTATGAGATCACCACAATTGTTAGGAATCGTACATCTTAAAGTACTTCCATATTCTAGGTTTCCATCTAATTCATGGTTTACTTCATATTTCGCGAAGTTTGTATGTTTCCTGAAATTTTTTACGAAGTGCGTGTACTCTGGATCGTCCGTGAAGAATATATCCTGAGTACCCTTCGTGGCGAGTTGTAATCGTCCCGCCATTCCTAATACTATACGTTAAAATTTTAAGCCTGCTAAACCACTTTCTACGTGAAGTATATTGTAATTTAATGCATATACTGAAACATCTATGTCACGTGTAGTTGATGTTTCTTCCAATTCTATATCAATTTTTTTATGTATTATACGACTCATGTTTAATTGTCCCGTGGGGTAATACATCTCGGGTTGGAGAGAAAAGGAGTACGTATAAAATTCATACGCGGGGTCTGGGCATCCTGTATGGTGTCGAAGAGATTGTTCATACGCCAGATATTGTCCACTTTGATCGAAAATAGTTTCACCGTTACATGCGAATTTTACATTTTTTATTAATCTGTGATCGGAACGTTTACCTGGTAAAAGTGTCGTGAATTCTTGGTCGGATGATGAGATGTTAAGTAGACGATCTTCAGTACCTCCCGAAGTGGCCGTGATGTCGTGAATCTTGGCACCCACCGACCCCGATCCGGTCACTATGATAGCATCGCCTCCGAGTGGTGACATCTTAACTGGAGAGTACGTGTACGCGAGGCTCGTTTCCAATGTCCACTGGACGTTTCCATCAACTACCGATTTGCTGTATAACTTAAATGTATTAGAACTGGAATCATTCCAAAATACGAAGTTGCCATTCCTTGAGATCTCTACCATGCTAGAAGCGGAAGTGGTATACCAAGGGACTTGTGTTCCTGCCGCGCCATCGTAGACATAGTTTGTTTGATTCCACACCTTAGATCCCAAAGTTTCCAAAGATACCAAATTCGCACCATCACTCGATAGTGAATGATACCTTTCACTATATTGAGTATCAGCGTGGCGCTTGGTATACGTAGACGCCGAGCCGGTCGTCGCGTGTATAACGGTTTTGGTCGCATCTTCCAAACCCAGGATTTCACCGTTTGTCGAATGAGAGATTCTGGATATGGCCGTGTTTACAGTGATATCGGGGCGATACTGTGACCAACTACTACCACTGTATTCCCATGATGAAACTGCTGGTGTAGTGGGTGCAGAGAGTGAGTACACGCGCACGTGCCCGGCCGAAATGCCATTTTCGTCGTTGAAAGGACTGCTGATCGCCACGCGCGTGCCGTCTGAGGACATAGATAGCGAGTATCCGGACAAGTCGTCCAAAGCCTCGCCGTCGATATCTGGCCCTATTTGCTCCCACGCAGGAGTGACGCTGTTGTAGACGTACACCCGAACGTGGCCGGCGTTATCGCCGGTGCTAGGGTCGTTGTAGGGAGCGCCGATCGCCAAATGTGTGCCATCCGATGATAGAGATACCGCGTTTCCGAATTGGTCACCCCCAGACTCGCCGTCGATATCTTGGCCCACCTGGCTCCAAGATACATTGTCCCAATCATACACACGCACGTGGCCGGCGTTATTACCGGTGCTAGGGTCGTTGTAGGGAGCGCCGATCGCCACCCGCGTACCGTCTCCTGATATAGATACTGACCACCCGGACAAGTCGTCTCGCGCCTCGCCATCGATATCGCCACCCAACTGGCTCCACGCCCCGCTGCTCTCTGAGTACACACGCACATGGCCGATGTTGACGCCGGCACCATTATTGGTGGGGTTGTTAATATATGCACCGATCGCCACCCGCGTGCCATCCGATGATAGAGATACTGATCGCCCGGACCGGTCTCCATAACCCTCGCCGTCGATATCATTTCCAATTTTATTCCAACCATAAGTAGCATCGTATTCATAGACCCGCACGTGGCCGGCGTTGAAGGCGGTGCCGTCGTTAAACAAAGCGCCGATCGCCACCCGCGTGCCGTCTGAGGACATAGATACCGAGTACCCAGACTGGTCGCCCACAGCCTCGCCATCAATATCGCCACCCACCTGGCTCCAAGATACATTGTCCCATTCGTACACGCGCACATGGCCGACTCTGTCGCCGGCAGCAGTATTGGTGGGGTTATTAAATTGTGCACCGATCGCAACGCGCGTGCCGTCAGGGGATATAGACACTGAATTGCCAAAGTAGTCTTCCACACCCTCGCCGTTAATATCTGCGCCAAGCTGGCTCCAAGATACATTGTCCCATTCGTACACCCGAACCTTACCGGTCCCGCCGGGGATGCCGCCGCTCTGGGGGGGCATTATGGCGCCGACCGCCATGCGCGTGCCGTCTGAGGACATAGATACCGAGTACCCAGACTGGTCGGCCGCAGATTGGCCATCGATGTCGGCACCCAACTGGGTCCAATTGGCCGGCGACGCCAGAGACCCGAAAACCTTAGTACCGTCGCCGGTCAGGCAACTTCCGGTTATGGCAGTAAAGGGTGCTGTTATATCCGAACCGATCTGCGTCCAAACGCCCGATTGTTTCTCCACGATTATCATCTTCGTGGACGATTGTAGGGCAACCCGAGTACCATCATCCGAAACGCCTAGGACCCGTCCTAAATATTCGCTTGAAGAGGACCCCGTGTACGTCGCCGAGGCGGTGGAAGGCCAGTTTCCACTCGAATCTTTTTCGTAAATGTTCACCTCTCCCGTCGAGCTGTTGTCATATGTCACAGCGACTAACCCGTTATTCGAAATTACAGACCCTCCCTGGGCGTTGATGGTCGCGACAGGTTGTGAAATTGCGTACACAGGTTCAGATACGTTGGTTATACCAGTTTTTTCCTTCGCCGAGAAGAATAATTCTTTCACGGGGTGTTTAAATTTCAAAAGAGCCGATTTTTTTGATTCGTTTGGCTTGTACAGTAATTTAGACATTTGTAACTGTGATATTATGTATTCCATCGGACGTGTGAGTAAAAAGTTTCTTTCATCTTCAGCGACGAAATAGAAATCAGTAATGAGTGAAACATTGTCGATAGATCCTTCGGTTGTTTTATCTCTCTTAGTCACCGACCCATCTATGGTATATTTGAAAGTTACATCATCATTTACATCTTTGAACGTGACACGTACTTCAACGAGTTGTTTGGTGATTGCACAGACGGGTACTGCCAAGCTAGGATTTCTAAAAAAGTAAAATGGAATATTTACGTAAAATGTGTTATATGAATCCGATACTTGCAGATGTTCGCCGTGTCCAGATAAGAAATAAAGAGATTGGTTTACATCATCTTTATTGTTATATAACTGATTATACATATAAATATAATCACCAGTGAGACGCTCTATAATTTGCCCTCCAATTACGAGGTCGACGTGTTTTATGATACTCAAGGCCGCTGGAGTGTTGTATCTATATTTTTCAGTAGATGTGTCGGTCGACAAATTACCTAATTTAATTTTTAACATCGTACTACGTATGAGATCCCCTACGTTTTGCGGAATTTTACACTCAACGGAGCTTGAGAAATCACATTTACCGTCGAAAGGCATCTCAACGGCTTCTGTAGAAAACCGTGTATGTCTCTTATGGTTCGTAACGAAATACGAAATCTCAGGAGCACCTGTGAGCCACTGGTCCTGGGTTCCTGTTATGGCGATTTGAAGTTTACCTGCCATTCTTACTAGATGTGAGTAAAATTTTATGAAATAAAACGGGGCGGTATTATAGATGGATCTACGATTACGTAAATTTAATCCAGCCACCATGGCGGATGATAAAGTATGTGTTTTTGTTGGTAAGCGTAATACTGGTAAATCTACACTCGTCACTGACATTTTATGGCACAAGAAACATTTACCAGCTGGAATAGTTTTGTCTGCGACTGAAGAAGGTAATCACTATTATCAACAATATGTTCCAGATCTTTTCATTTACGGAGATTATGATAGGGATGCCATAGAACGTGTTATGGAAAGACAGAGGAAACTCGTAGGAGCGGGTAAACCAAATTGTGGTGCATTCTTATTATTGGACGATTGTATGTATGATAACAAATTCATGCGCGATACATGT